CAGTTGTAGAAAAGGCAGAGTTTCCTCCTGAACTCAGACCATTCATTACTGATATACTTGAGAAAGCTCAAGCTCAAGAACAAGCAAGACTAGCAACAGGTTATCCAGTATACCCTGGTCCACGTATCGCACAGTTTACTCCTGAAGAAAGAGCAGCTCAAGCAGGTATTGTTAGCTTAGTAGGTTCACAAGAACCAACATTTGATATAGCTAAAGGTTTAACTGCAGCTAGTGCAATGGAAGATACTGCAGGTGCAATACAACAACGTATGTCTCCATTTATGCAGAATGTTGTTGATATACAAAAGAGAGAAGCACAAAGAGATGCAGATGTTAGAAGACAACAATTAGATGCACAGGCAGTGGCAGCTAGAGCATTTGGTGGTTCACGAGCTGGAATACAACAAGCAGAGTTTGATAGAAACTTACAACAACAATTAGCAGATATTCAAGCTACAGGACAACAAGCTGCGTTTCAACAAGCACAACAAGGTCTTGCTAATCTAAGACAAAGACAGGCTCAAGCAGGTCAACAGATGGCAGGGTTTGCTCCAATACAATCAGGTGTACAATTTAAAGAATTAGGAGCACTTGCAGGTATAGGTGAACAAAATAGACAGCAACAGCAAAAAGCATTAGACTTAGGATTCCAACAGTTTAGAGAAGAACAAACATTTCCTGAAGCGAGTCTACAACAGTATCAATCTATCATTCGTGGATTTCCATTACAACCAACAACTACACAAACTCAGCAATCAATATTACCTACACCTTCATTAGGACAACAACTAATAGGTATGGGTACTGGTGCATTAGGTCTAGCAGGTGCAGCTAAAACTTTATTTAAAGAAGGTGGACCACTTAAACCAATACCTGAAGATAATAAAGGTTTACCTAATTTACCTGAAGCTGTAAGAAATAAAATGGGTTTTATGAAATCAGGTGGTTCATTTCCTGATTTAAGTGGTGATGGTAAAGTTACACAAAAAGATATTCTTATGGGTAGAGGTGTTATTAAAAAGAAAAAAGGTAAAAGAATAAGTAAAAAAGAAAATGAGATGTACAAAGAAATGTTGTACGCAATGTTATCAGATGATAAAAGAGAAGACATAAATGAAAATATAAATGAGATAGCTGACATCATGAAAGAAAAAGGTATATCTACATTATCTAAAGATGGTGGTGTTGTTAAGTTACAACCTGGTGGACAAGTTTTAGATTTTTTAAAACCTATAGATTTTACAACAACAAGTGCTGAGCCAGTTCTTAGAGGAATTGCTAGTGCTCAAATACAAGGAGCAGGTGTTCCTTATGAAGAACAAACAAAATCAGTACAAGATAGAATAAAAGAGTTACAAGGCTTAACAGTTAGAAGTCAAGATGAAATTGATAAGGAACGAGAAGAAGATGAGAGAATGGATAAGTTTAAAGCATTTATGCAACTTGCACAATTTGGTGGTAATGTATTAAGTGCTGACCCAAGTAGAGGTACACTAGCTGCATTAGGTAAATCTGTATCTGAAGCTGCTCCAGGTTTTACAGAGGTGGCTGAACAAAAAAGAAAAAGAGAAAAAGATGAAAGAGCACGACAGTTAGCTGAACAAGCTACAGTTCTTGATTTAGATATTAAGAGTCTTGGTTTAACTAAAGATGTTAAAGCTGAAAAAGATAAAGCAATTGATAGGACTACTGACATTATGAAAACTATTTATAATGCAGAAGAGACTACTAAACAAGCTTTAGCAAAAGCAAATAAAGATACTAGACTTAAAAGAAAAGATTTAATATCAATTCTTAATGCTTCAGGTGATGACTTGACTAAAAGTGCTGATAATAGATTTGGTTTTGGTATTAATAAAGAGGGAATAAGAGTATCATTAGATAAAAAGTTAGACCCTGCAAAAGAAGAAAGAAATACTAAATCAAAACAATATGTGACGTTAGCTAATGCCATATTAAAGAAAAATTTTCTTGATATTGAAGATGGTAAACTTACAGATAAAGATATGAAAACACAGCAACAAGCTGAACTTGAAGCTGAGATGATACTGGCTGCAGCTTATAATCAGAAAGTAGGACTAGACCCTAATGCAGGTACTACTGAACTTTATAAATTTAGAACTCTTGCAGAACTAGGTAGAGGTCCTAAAGCAAAAGCTTATAAATCAAATGTTATGAGTAATCAAGACTTTGAAAAAGTATTAGAAGCTTATGGTCTTTTATTTTAAAGGTCAGTTATGGTTGAAATAAAAACAATAGATTTTGGTAAAACTGAAGAAAAAGAAAAACCAATTGATTTTAATAAACCTAAATTTGAGCCAAAAGTAATTGACTTTGGTCCTCAACCACAGGTTCAAACTGTTCCAGATGTTGAAGAAGAACAACCTATAGTTGTTGATAAAGAAGAATATATAAGTCCTTATGGTAGAACTTTTGGTGAAATATATGAAACAGTAAAAGCACTAAGAGAATTAGGTGCACCTGATGAAAATGTAAATAAGTTTTTAGAACAAAAAAATTTTACACGAGATGACTTTGAAAAAAAATCTATAGAGTTTGAAGATTATTATAAAAAAAGATATGGTACAGATATATTAGGTAGACCTAAAGAAGACTTTGATGTTACCAAAGATTTACCATCAGAATTTAAATTAGCTCCACCAATATATAAAGCTGCAAAATCTACTACTGAAGTTCTAAGTAAAGTTATAGGTTCATTAGGAGACCCTGGAAAAAAAGTTGTAACTACTGTAGATGCAGTAAGAGATTTTATTGTTGATAAAACTCCAGTGGGTATTAAAGATGCAGCAACTGCAGTCTTTGACCCTTATCAAGATGATGGTATTATCACCACTCTCCCCCAAGACATGACTCAATTTTTAGTTCCTTTTTCAACTTTAGGTAAAGTAGGAAAATTACCTGGACTTAATTTAATTATAGGTGAGTCAGACAATCTTGCAAAAGCTTTAGTAAAAACAAGTGTAAGAGGTGGAGTTGCTGATGTATTAGCATTTGATGAAGACCAAGCTAGACTTGCTAATCTTCTTGTTGAGAAACCAATACTAGGTGAAGGTGTAAAACAATTTATGGAGGATTATCTTATAGCTAAACCTGAAGATACTTTTGCACAAAAAAAATTAAAACAGTTTGCTGAAGGTATGGGTTTAGGTTTAAGTGTTGATGTTCTATTTAGAGCAGCTAAAGGTTTATTTGATTTTGTTAATCCTAAACCAAAAGACCTAACAGGTATATCAGATACACTAGGAGATACTCTTCAGGAAGAAGTTGCAAAGACTGGTTCAAAACAAAAATCAAAATTAGAAGTAAAAGAAAAAGATAGTATAAAAGAAACTGTTGGAAGAACAACTGAAGAAGATGATGTTCTTGTGTTTGGTGCAGGTAAACCTGATGCAGAGGGTAAACTTACTGAGGTTGAAGTTATAAAAGAAAAGACAAGCAAAGTTACTCCTTATGATTTAGAAAAAAATATGACTAATGAATTAGGAGATGAACTACTACCTGCATATAAAGACTCTCAAAATGCATTAGAAAAACAATATGATAAAGTTGTAGCTAGTGATGTAATAGATAGTTTACCTACTATGCCATCAGTAAAAGCAACATTAAATGAAATATCTAATGCCACTAAAAAAACTGGGGAAGCAGTTATTGATTTTAAACCTAGTAATAAAAGTAAGATGAGTCAAGAATCTTTTGAGTCTAATCTTAAACAACAGTTTGGTAAGGTTGAGAAGATAGGTGACAGAGGTTTTAGAGGTGGGACAACTACAACTTATAAATTAAGTAAACCAAAAAGACCTATAATAAAACAAGAATTATTTAAAAATGCTGATGGTAGCACTACTGTAGCTTCAAAGATGAGTGAAGATATAGGTTTCTTTAAAAAGAATTTTACTTCAAGACAGGGCATGACTGAAGAAATGTTTAACATGTTCTTAAAAAATAAAGGTAAAAAAGAAATAATTCAAAAGGATATAGAGAGAGCAGTAAGAGATTTACAAAAATCAATTAAAAAAGATTTTGGTACAACTAAATTAACAGATGAACAAAATAAATTAATTAATGATGCTTTAGCAGGTGATGAAAAAGCCATGTCTGTTTTTAAAGATAAGCTAGTTGGTTTATCAGAAGTTACTCCTGCTCTATATAAAAATGTAGGTAATTCTATAACACAGATGAGAAAAGCTGTTGATAAATTATCTAAAGAACTTATTAGAACTGGTGCAGTTGATGAAAAACTTGCAGCAAGAATAGATAATAATATAGGAACATATTTAAATAGAAGTTATTTATTATATACTGACCCTAAATATTCTAAAAATCTTAGACAGAAAAATCCTTTAGCAATTCAAAGGGCAAGAGAAGCATTAAAAAGTATAAACAAAAAAGCTAGTGATGCAGAAATAGAAGGAATAATAAATAGTATTATTGATAAAGCAGATTTAAAATTAAATGATGTTATAGATTCTTTAGGTGATAGTAAAATTAAATTTACTACAGATAGTAAAGCACTTAAAAAAAGAAAAGATATTATACCTGAACTTAGAGCAATGATGGGTGAGATAGAAGACCCTTTTGCTAATTTTGCACAGACATATTCTAAACTAGCTAACATGATAAATGATTATAAATTATATAAAGATTTATCAGATTATGCTTTGAAAGAAGGTATAGCAATAAAAACCACCAAACCATTGGGTAGTCAATATACTGTTGACGTTGGTGATATAGGTAAGTCAGGTCCTATTCAAAGTCCTTTTCAAGGTTTGTTTAGTAACAAAGTTTTTACAAAAGCAATTCAAGATGGTATAGAAATTGCAAGTATAGGTGATGGTGTTTTAAATGCAGTATTTACCAGACCTTATCTAATGTATAAATCTGCATCTCAATTAGCAAAAACAGTTTTGTCTCACATAACACATTTAAGAAATATGTCTGGTGCTCTTATATCTACATTAGCTAATGGGAATATAAGTGGTTTTTATAAAACTGTAAGAGTAATGAAAGATTACTTTACTGATAGAAAAAACTTTAATAATATAACAGACTATCTTTTAGAAAATGGTTTATTAAATAGTAGTGTTGACTATAATATTTTAAGAAAAACATTAGATGATATAAAAAGTCCTGAAGATATGGAAAACTTTTTTTCTAAAATATTTAAACCTGTTTCAAAAGTATCACGTTCAGTTGGTAAAGTATATGCCTTTGAAGATAACATTTTTAAAATGGCAGGTTTCTTTTCTGAATTAAATAGATATAAAAAAATATATAAGAACTCTACTGGACCTTATAACTCTTTATTTGATGCACCTCAAGAAGCTGTAGATAGAGCATTAACTATTGCTAGAGATACTATGCCTAACTATAACTTAACTCCTCGTGGTGTTCAGATGTTTAGAAGATTACCTTTCTTTGGTAACTTTATAACATTTGCTGCTGAGTCTGTTAGAAGTGGTATGAGTATATTAAGAAGAGGTTATCAAGAAATATTAGATGGAGCTGCTACAGGTAATGCTTTATTAACTCAAACAGGTATGGCAAGATTAGGTTCATTTGCTGCAGTTTTAAGTTTACCTAGTTATCTATCTATTAAATCAAGATTAAAAAATGATATATCTGATGAAGCTGATATAGGTATTAAAGAATTGTTACCTGAGTATTTAAAGACAGGTGATATATATTATCTAAGTCCAATAGAGTTTGCTGATAATGGTGATGTTATGTTGACTATAAATAATATGGCATACACTAACCCTTATGCAATGTGGAGAGAACCTTTTAATGCTGCATATGTTTCTTATCAAAAAAATAAAGACTATGATAATATAGCATTAGCTATTGCGAAAGCTTCTAAAGATAGCACTAAAGCTTTTCTTTCTCCTTTTTTACAAGAGACAATGGTATCAAAAGCATTGTTAAATGTTTTATTAAGTACAATGAGAGAAGATGAAATAGGTGGTGGATTAACAAGACCTGTATTTCAAAGAAGTGATACTGTCCCTCAAAAATTTGCAAAAGCTGTTGGTGAATTAATAGGACCTGTAACACCTGGAACTTTAGAAAGTTTATATACTCTTATTCAATCAGGTCTAAGTGAAAAGAAAAAGGGAATGGGATTAACAAAAGATGGTTCACCTAAACCTTTTGATTTAGAGTTATTAAAAAACATAACAGGTATTGGACCACAAAAACTTAATCTTAGTAAACTATATGCATATAAAGTTAATGATTTTGTAAGATTAATTAGCACTCCTCCTAAACAAGTAGCTAAAAAATTAAGAGACCAGACAGAATTAAATCCTCAAAATGTTTATAACATGTATGAGAGAGAAATATTTAATGAGTTTAGAATGGCTAGAAATTTTGCAAAGTTTCAAAACAATTTAATGGACACAGGTATGTCTGAAGCTGATATGCAAATTGCTATTGAAAATGCAGGTTACTCAGATAGAGTTAAACGTAATCCTATGATAAACACTATAATATATGGTGATAATAATTTTATGCCAACAGATATATTAACACCAACTAATTTTTTAAATATACTAGATAAACAAGTTCCTGAATTAGATGTAGATGTTTTACAAGAAATATATAATAAGTATTGGAACAAACCATTATTAGGAGAAGAACAAGATGAACAGTAGAGATTCATTAGAAGCACGACTAGCTGCACTTGAAGCACGTAATGAAGAGCAACACAAAGAGGTTGCCAATAAACTAGAAGTTGCTTTTGAATTAATTAACAAACAGACAGAGATTATATCAGGACTTAGAGCAGACTTAGCCAGAGGTTCAGGTGCTATTAAGATGTTGTTTATTGTAGGTGCTGCATTAGGTTTAATATATACATGGATTAGAATGATATGAGTTTAGTTAATTTAACTGACTCAGCTAAAAATCATTTAAAAAAATTAACACAAGACAATAATAAAAAGTATGTTCGTTTAGAAGTTAAGGGTGGTGGTTGTGCAGGTTTTAGATATGACTGGTCATTTGATAACTACATACAGGACAGTGATGACTTTATAGAGTATGATGGTTTTACTTTATTGATTGATAAATCAAGTTTAATTTATTTAATGGGAATGACTATTGAATATAAGAAAGAAATATTTGGTAGTTTCTTAGAATTAAAAAACCCTAATGCAACAAGTAGTTGTGGTTGTGGAGAAAGTTTTGGAGTATGACATATAGTAATAAATTATTAGACCATTATGAAAACCCTAGAAATGTAGGGTCAATGGATAAAGATTCTACAGAGGTGGGTACAGGTTTGGTAGGTGCACCTGCATGTGGTGACGTAATGAAACTACAGATTAAAGTAGGTAATAATAATATTATAGAAGATGCAAAGTTTAAAACCTTTGGTTGTGGTTCAGCAATCGCTTCAAGTTCTCTTATTACTGAATGGGTTAAAGGAAAAAATCTTGATGAAGCACACTCAATAAAAAATACAGAGATAGCAAATCACCTTGCTCTTCCACCTGTAAAAATTCATTGTTCCATCTTAGCTGAAGATGCAATTAAAGCAGCAATAAAAGATTATAAAGATAAAAATAAATAGCCAACTGTGAAAATTGGACAAAAAAATACCCCTAGTTATTAAGTTAGCTAGGGGTTTTTTATTTACTTGGATTTATCTTCAATAGATAAAGAAGTCATTTCTTCTTTAACTTCTTTTATTTCATTTTCATAATGCTCTTTTTGTTCTTCAAGATAATCTAATCTAGCTTGTAACTTTTTTTGTTGAGCTTCCTGATACATCTTTTCAGACACGACCATTACTTTTGGTCTCATTAAATCAAAATGATTATAGAACATGTTGTCCAATAACATCATAGTATTTCTCCTTTTAGTTTATTATCCCTTAATAGGCAATAATGTTTTTATTAACTAGGTTTAAGCCACACCTTTTAAAGCGTATGGCTTATACCAAAAAAATAATGCTATTACTTTTCAGCACAAGCATACGAATTAATTTCTAAACCTACAGAAATTTCTGTTGCAACAGGTTTTGTCCATTGTTTCATATTATTTCTCCTTCCATGTTTTAATACCTTTCTCAGCACCTCTGCTTATAATATAGCCACCAATACCAATCTGTAATAAATCAAACAGTTTCATAATAACTGCATCTGATAAATTCTCAGGGTGTATTCCAAACCAATACATAAACAAAAGTATTAAAAAAGATACCATTGTTAATGGTCTCCAATTACGTTGTAACCAACCTTCACCTTTAGCTTCAGCAACTACCACAGATGCAGCAGCTTTTTCTATATCTGCTGAGTGTGTTACGAGTGCTTTATTTAGTTCTGCTTGAGCCTTTGCTTGACCAGCTTTGTCAGGTATAATCCTGTCAATTACTTTGCCCAAAATAGGTGCAATCATTGGTAATAACATAATCTTTCTCCAATTTAAAGTTATTATAACACAATATTATTTAAAAGAAAAGGGTTATTTTACTATTTTTATTTACTTTTCCTTTACCTTCAATACATACTAAGTTATTGTTTTGATTTAACTTTTCATAATACTTATGAATAGGTTTAACATGAAAGTAAAATCTACCTATTTTTAAAGGTATTTGTTCTTTTCTTTTACCAAATGTATTTGAATAAAACAAAGAAGAACTACAGTTACCTGTATGTATTGGAACAGTAAAATAAAAATGAGCATCATGTTTTAAATTATAATATGTGCCATCATCTGTTATTATTTCAAATCCAGGTATAGATACTGAATTAGTTTCTAAATCTTCTTCATATATATTATTTATCATATTATTTATTTTATATAATACTGTAGGAAATTTTTCAAATATAATAGGATTATTTGTTTTACATTTATTATTATAATTAATGTCTGATTCATCTAATTCTTTTGCTGAACCAAGACACATTCTATCATTATAGTTAGACCAAGATTCTTGTAACTCAAGTACAGACTTGTAAATTGTATTACAAGAAACAGCATCTAAAAAATTTTTAACTGTTATTGCTGATAGTATCTTCATAATTAGGATGTTGTTCTCTACCTTTTGTTTTCCATAATTCAGAAACTAAAGTTCCTTCACCATACATTTCCATATGTATATCTATATCTTGTCTTTCAAATAATTTTTCACAATCTTGAGCCATAGCTAATAACTCTCCAGTTGTCCAAAACTTTTTTTTATTAGTTGTTACAAATAAATATTTATCTCTACCAGAGTCATCTTTTTCTTTTTTATCTTTAGGTTCAGGCACTGAGCAATCAAATCCATATAATTTGAAATTTCTAAAACCTAAAGTATGAGAAACACTAATAGCTCTCATGGCAGCACATGTACCACCAGTAAGAAGAACAGTATTCTCAGGAACACCTAAGTCTTTATCAATTACAACTTTATTTTTTTCGTTTGTCTTTTCAATAATAGCATCAGAATATGCATTCCAACCTATTATATTAGCTTTCTTTTTTTGTAAATGTTTTACAACTGATATATCAGTCATAGTTGAAACAAAGAATATTGTCTCTTCAGGTATGTCTTTAAATAAATCTTTTCTAACAATACCATGTGTACTTGTACCTTCAATAGGTCTAGGGTCAAGTATATTACAACCCCAAGGTGTAATACCTTCCTTTAATAACATAGGAAGAGAATGTTTAACACACATTATCTTGTGATTAGTTGTCTTTAAATAATCTTTATATTTTAAGAAAGATGGACCACCTGAAACTATAATCATTGTTTCTCCATGTGGTCTTCCTTTTATTAGCCACTTATCAATACTCTTAACATTATTTTTTATATTGTTTTTAATATAGTCTTTAGGCATACAGTCTTTAGGTTTGACTATAATAGGTACATGATTTAAACTATCAGGTAGACTAGCAAGACTATCATTATGAATAACAATAGCGAGATGAGTAATACCACCACCTCTAACAGGGTCACTAGAGTGGAAAACTTTTCGTCTATATTTTTTATCAAGTTTATCAAAGATTTTATTTGTTCCTTTATGTTCGTCAGCAACTTCTTTACCTCCCTCATCTTTTGTAAAGTAATCATCAAACACAACAACAGGTAATTTCTTACACATATTGTAATCATGTTTAACAGTTTCAAAACTATGACCACCATCTAAATATGCAATGTCAAAATCTTTTTGTTCATTTAAAGTTTTCTTTGTATCTCCCTTAACTAAATCAAAATCAAACTCCTTGTTCATTTTTTCTTTTACATATTTTTTAAACTCGTTTAATCTTTTTTCAACTGCTTTATATAAATTATGTGGTTTAGTATTAAGCTCAGTTCTATCTGTAAATTCATCAGCATCTTCAAACAAATCATAACCTTTGTAATAAACTTTATCTACGTTGTCAAAAGCTGCCAGTGCCATTTCAATAGCTCTACCACCATTCCACGTACCTGTTTCAAGTATCCTTGAAAATTTGTAATGTCTGATGACATCTGCCAATTGTTTATACCTCTTTGGACCAACGACATCAGGTGTGGTTTTGTCTGATAGTAAATCTTTTCTGTTTCCTTTAAAATGTTCAAAGTAATCTGATAAAGGAGAGTTATTAAACGCATCTAAACCTCGCACTTTTGGAGTTAAGTTATGTTTTTTAAGACCATGAGCACCATAAAGGTTAAATAATCTTTCAAATATAAAACCATCATGCCACTCTCTGTAGGATAAAACTTCATGACTATCATAGATACCTCTCATATCTAATAATAAATCAAGGGGTGGGACATTGTTTAAATTAAATGCCATAAAAGATGTTTCACTATAGTCCACATCTTTTCTACCAAGGTGAACCAACTCAGAACCTAGGGGAATAATTCCAAGCAAGTCCTTTTTAGTTATAGGCTTTTTAAGGATAATGTCAGCATCCAACCAAACTACCCACCCCATTTGCATACCTTCTTCTACTAACTTGAAGGAGAAGTCAGTCAAGGCATACACTTTGTGACACCATTTAATGGCATCTAATCTCCAGTTATATGGCATACGTTTACCCTCAGTGCCATCATGTAGTTTCATTTCATCTCTATATTTTAACATAGAGGGAACTTTATTTAAATTTTTAAATGTTATGTTTTTTGATTTAGGAAATTGTTTAATTGTCTTGTCATCAAAGTCATGATAATATGCTGTTAAATGTAAATCATCAGAAAGAAATTTATTAGCTGACTCAATCATTTTTTTAGCATAAGTTTCCCATCCTTTAGGATTAAAGGAAGTAACGATATTTATTGTATCTTTAGCCATATTAATACGTCACCATTTTTGTAGGTCTTGTTTCATTTATAGTATTTCTATATAAAAGTTTTTCATCTTCCCAGTCTTGGGCAAATTGCATAGTAGCAAATTTACCACCAAACCAAGGACCACCAAGAGAAAAATGTATAGCATTAGGACTATCTTTTAGTTGTGAAACTTCAGGTATATGATTCCAACTTCCAGGTATCTCACCTATCTGGTCATCACTTGTCCATTTAAATTGGTGTAAGTCTAAACCTTTCATAGTATTTACTTTATCACTTGTCAAATTTTTTACATCTTTATGTTTCATATTAAATAACATTAATGAAGACCATAGTTTTTTATCATAACCTAGTTGTTTTTGATTATCCATCTTAGTATCTTCAGTAGGTTGCCAATCAAACTTAACACAAGCAACAGCTTTATCATCATAGTTATCTTCTACAAACTTAAACAGTTTATCTACATCTCTAAGAAATAAAAAATCACAATCACAAAACATTACCCAATTTTTCATTTTATTTATCTTAGCTAAATGAGGGCACAAAAATCTAGTATGACTAAACTCTGTTGAAAAAGGCTTGTCATCTAACACATCATATTTTTGACCCTCTTTATCTTCTCTCCATTCTCTAGTAAAATGACCACTATTTCTCAAGTGAGAGACATTCAAATCAATTATGGTTAAAGGTCTTGAACTATGTCTAGCTAATGAGTTTTCACAAACTCTATAAGCTATATCTTCACGAGAATCATAACCTATAAAAACAAAATTAGTTTTTTCTTTAGGTAAAGGATGAATTGTTTCTTCCTTATGTGTTGCTCTTGCATTTATAAACATTATATAATTATACTCCTTTTAATTATTAAAGTCAAATATTTTTTTAAACTATTTCACATGCACCTGCAGTACATGCAAGTTCTTTTGATGAAGTAGTTGTATCTTCCTTTTCATATTTAGTTAAGTCCATCCAATTAATATTTCTTGGAGTCTTAGTTAACCACTCTTGATAAGTTTTCTTATCAACTTCTTGATAAGGTGCTTGTTTATATGAATGGTCAGAGTGTGGTAGGAATGAAACACCACTCATCACATCAAAGTTTTCATATACCCATGCTCCAACTTGTAACCATTCTTCTTCTTTTACATAAACTGTAATTGAAGGTTTATGTTCACACCAATATAACTGATAAGTTTTCCATATCTCTAGTTGTTCAATAGCAGATTTAGCATCTCTCATTACTGATTCTACTGGAGACTTCATAGGAAAATAAATAACTTTAGTATCGTTTGGTTTCATTACATCATCTTCAGCATGAAAACCTTTATCTATCATCATGTCACACAAAGGGTCTTTTTTATCTGCTCTTACAGTTCTAAGATAATAAGGTGAATAACGTGGGTGTATGCCTGAAGCTGAGTCAACTAATTGTGATACAGTTCCTGAAGGTTTAACACAAGTAATAGCAGTTGATTGATTAACTCCTAATAACTCTGCCCATTTTTTATTTGTTTCAATTGCATGGTCTTTCAAATTAACTAACATAGATTTTAAAACTGCTTCATTAAAAGCACCACCTGATAATATAAAGTTATCCATAATACCAGTAAGAGAAACACCTAATAGTCTTTCTTCTTCAGTATTATCTTTCCATTGTTTAGTTAAATATCTGAAGTCTGATAGAGTTGATTGAAGTGTACCAAAGATTGTAGCTATCTCTACCTTTTCTTTTAAAGTTTTTTCAGTATCATCAGGTCTCACAACTACTTCAGATAAATTACAAAATTGTTTATTTCGTAATACTATTTCTGAACATGGATTAGTTCCAAAGTCATGTTCACCATCTCTTCTACCTGAACGTGTTGCCATTTTTTGTGATGCAACTCTATTAAATATACCACGTTCACCTGATTTAGAATCATAAAGAGATACCCACTCTTTCATGAATGTGCCTATGTCAGGTTTTTCAGTATAAGCTACAGAGTTATTAGCATAACTTCTTTGTGGATTATTATCCCACCATTGACCAGTCTTTGCATCTCTCATTCTAATATCTGAAAGATTAGACAAACTAATTAAAGCTGAACGTCTTACACCACCACAAACAACTACGTCTGCAATCTTACATACAATATCATGACACTCAATACTATTTAATTTTCTGCCACTAGCTTTTTGAAATGTTTCAATACTAAATTTAAATAAATCTCTTAATGGGTCAGGACCACTAGCACGTCCACCAAATGTTTTTAGTTTAGCACCTGCAGGTCTGACAAGAGACACGTCAAATTGTGGTATTTGTCCTGCGTATAACATAGCAATAAGTTCACGATAAGATTTTGCCCAACCTATTTTACTATCTCTAACTTTAATTACTGTTTCAGTAGTATGAAACTTTTCTGCAATCTCAGGAAGTTTATCAACGTATTGTCTTTCAACACTAAACCCTACACCAGTGCCACACATAAGTATATACATTATTTCATCAAAGGTTCTTACATTATCTATTGCAACATAAGAACAATTAAATCCTGCTACATTATCTTTATCTAAGGCAGGACCTGCAGTCATTAATGCTCTCATTGAAGGCATAACTTTTAATGTAGTTATAGCATCAACCCATCTATCTCTTTCTTTCTTATCTAATTTTTTCTTCGTTAATTTTTCATAACGTCCTTGCATATAACTAACATATCGTTCAACAGTTTCACTCCAGGTTTCTCTTCTGTTTTCTTTTTCAATCCATCTTGCATAACGAGATATTGCAATATAGTTTTGGTATTCAGTTGGTAACATAATTATTTCCCCTTTCTTTTTTTAAGTTTAATTCTATCATAACTATCTCTGTGTGTCAAGATAGCATTGATATGACTTCGTATAAATGTGGTTCTCTTTGATGTTAATATCTCAAGAGCCACCTTTCTCATATAGTTGGAATCAATATCAGCTAACTCACAAATATATTCAAAATCATCTTTCTTCTTACCATGCTTTGTAGTAAACCAAAGTATAGCTTCACGTTTATATTTACAACTTTCTAAATCATTAGAATCTTTTTGCGTGGCATCAAGCAATGCTTGTAATATAACTGCAAGAAATAAAGTTCTTTCAGCAGTTGTACTACTGATAAAATAACTTTCAACTGTTTGAAAAAAATTATCATATTGTTGCATCATACCAGTGTGTGGGAATACCATCACTAATTTTACAGTAATCAAAGTTGTGTTTATTACACCACCCTGCATAAGTCATAGTACCACCTTTGTTTAACTTTTTATTTGGATTATCAAACGCAAACCTTATTAAAATTTTTGGATTACATTTTCTAAAAAATAAATGTTTCTTTCTCATCTCTATAGTAAATCGTCCTTTAACTTCTATATAAGTACCATTAGGTAATAGAAAGTCAGGACAATAAGTTTTAGTTTCATGCCACTCATAACTATATTTATCATGTTCATATTTAACTTTTACCTTATTATCTTTTAAAAAGTTATAAACTTTTTCTTCTGAACCACTTCTAAACTTCATTATATATTCCTCATATGAAAATAGTTTCTTATGTGTAAACAAGTAAAGACAATACACATAATTAACATATAATAACTTGATGATAATAATGACCAAGTTATCCAGATAGCATTTGAAATCATACCATAGATGGGTGCATGATTATCTTTATTGCCATACACCCACACAGTAATGACTGCACTTATAGCAGCAAGTAACTCAAAAATACTAACCAACGTCATGTAATTCTACCTCAGTTACATCAGGTTTTTTAGCAACTTGTGTTAAGTATCTTGGTCCATTCGCATAGATAAATTTTCTAAGTCCTTTGCCATTATTAGAATCCTTCCAGCAATCAACTTTGTAAGCACAGTAGGAACAGCCAACATCAAGTTTACGATTACCACTACTACCATCTGCAATATCGTCATAACACTTGCTAGGTATTTCATCATTTGAGACAACATCTTTAAGATGTAAGACCCTATCTTTTGCATTTATCATCTCCATATCATGGACAGGCATTACACATAACCTACCACTCTGTTTATCTATAGCAAGAAAAGCTCCACCCTTTTTGTCTTGTGCTTCAGCATAAGCTGATAGCTGAGAGATATAACCAAAAGGGTCATCTTTTAATAATGAACGATTAGAAAACTTTTTAAATGAATATGCACTGGCTGATTTACAATCAGTAACAACACCATCAATCTCACAATCTTGGTGTCCTAATACACCCTCAATGTTAAGTTCTTTCTGTTCATTCTTAACTTCATGTCCTGCAGTTTTAGTCATTAATAAAAGTAACTCTTCAAGTATATGACCATAAGTAAACTTTATCTTTGCCCATGCAGGTAACTTTTCTTTTTCTATGTCTCTTGACTGATACCACACCTGTCTATCAGGTTTACCAATCTGAGACATTCTTAAATTATTATTCTCAGAACGTGTGTTGAATAATGACAGTACACCTTCTTTAACTCTTTCAGCAAACAAGTCTAAGTCTTCTTGACTAGGTTGTATACCTTCAGATATAGAATCATATATGTCTTCAACTAAAGTATCAATCTTTTTCATACGAAAAAATAGGGGTGAGTTATTAGCTACACCCCTATCTATGTGGTTATTATAGAGTTATACAGGTATTTCTGCAAACTCAGTTGAAGTAGAAGCTGTCACATCACCTTCAGGTATTTCTTTGAAGGCACTTGAAGCAGAGTTACTTCCTTCGTAAGGAATAAGATTGACCACCTGAACTGCTTGTAGGTCAGCACTCTTACCACTTCTATTTGTTGGTTTATGATTCCACTCATAAGTTTTAAATAAAACATTCACAGTTGAACCATTACCAATCAAAGTATTTTGAAGAGGTCTTTTCATGTTATCCATGATGTCAGGTGCTCTGTTTGCACTACCATCTTTTCTTTTAGCTTTTCTTTTGATGGTAACAAAGTCTCCTCTTTCGTCTCCTTTGTTTTTAATTGATAGACCTTCAGCTACTGCAGACTTTTTATTTTCTTCATCAACTGCTAGGTCAATTGAATAGACACCATCTTCATCAAACGTAGTGTTTGGTGTTACGACAGATGCCCAATATGCTTTACCATTTAATACTGGCATAGTATACTCCTTCTTTAAGGTTATTATTGTTTCGTATTAACTACGAATATCTCAGTATATAATTATAATCTATAACAATATACAAGTCAACACATATTAAAAATAAAATTTAATTAATGTGTATCTGCCCAACTAGAGCCAGTTTTAAACTCAGCATCTAGTGGGCATTTAAGGTTAAGCTGTTCAGTTGTTTCTTTAATTGACAGTTTCACAACTTCCCCCATACTTTGTATGTCATTCTTATTTACTTCAAACTGATATTCATCATGTATTGAAGCTATAAGTTTAACATCCAAACCTTTTTTATAAACATGTTTCATCATGTTTCTCAACCATACCTTACAAGCTATAGCACCTGCACCTTGTATGATTGTGTTAACTGCTTTATGTGCAGACCTAACATTAAATAATCTACCATCTAAACCTCTAACTTTACCTGATTGTGCAGCTTCTTCTACCTGACTTCTAAAAGATTTTAGTCTAGGTAATTCAGATAAAAATTTATCTATAAGTTTTTTACCTAAAGTTAAATCTTTAGAGCCAACTATAGTTGAAATCTTTTTAGCTCCTGCACCAAATAGAAAGGCATAGATAAATGTTTTAGCTTGGTCTCTATCAGTTAGACCTGCCATGTTCATGTTCTTTGTATGTATATCTCCATTTAATATTTCATTTGTATAGTCAGGAGTGTCAATGTAATGTGCTAACATTCTCAACTCCAAACCTGATGCATCTGTTCCAAAGATAACATGCGTATCAGGTTTATCTGTTGTCCATACTTCTCTACACTCTTTACCAAAAGGAGAATATGTAGCAGGTACTTGAGCCATGTTAGGCGAGTTATGGCTCATGCGACCTGATACACAACGCAAAGTAAGGACACGACCATGCACTCTTCCAGTTGTATTACTAACTTCATCCAACCATGAAGAGATTTGAGACGTTCTTTTTTTAAGTAATAAATACTTAGCTATAAGTTTAGCTTCAGGTATATTTGTTATCTTAGATAGCACACCTTCATCTACAATAGGTGAGTTCTTATCTGTAAACTTATCAGGTTTCCAACCTAACATCATAAGTCTTTCAGCTATTTGTTTTCTTGAAGCAAGATTAAATTTTTCATAAGAAACTTTAGTAAAAGGCACACCCTTTTCATACCCACGAGTTTTATTATTTACTTTAGGTACAAACTCTTCTTCTCTTTTTAGAGGTGGAAAAGTTTTATGTACATTCTTTTCTATGTCTTCAGCTTGGTCTTCAAGTTTAGCTCTTAACTCCATAGCTTTTTGTTGGTCTAAATAAAAACCATTCTTTTCTTGTTTGGAAACAATAGAACGAATATCATGTTCAAGTCTCAAAGAATAATCAGAAAAATTTTTACCTTCTAACTTTAGATGATTATAAACTTTGTGAGTTAATTCAACATCTCGTTTACAATATGTAAGCATTTCATTTGTAAACTTTGAGAAGTCATGAAACTCAATCTTATTATAACCCAGTCTCTTACCCCAGGAATCTAAAGAATGTCCATTCATTCTTTCAGGATTGTACAGTTGAGACATTATCAATGTGTCCTCAATCTGGGGGAGTCTGATATTAGTTCTTGCTAGTCTATTCAGAACTGGTGCATCAAACCCTACACCATTGTGCATCACAATTTTCTCTGCATGTTTCTCAATAAACTTGGGAAACTTATCATAGCAATCATCACCCACAAATGCATAGTTATCACCTGACTCCATATTTCTAGCAACGATACAATAAATCTTTGTCGCATCTAAAGAATCTGTTTCTATGTCAACTACTATATTCATTATAGACTAATGTACTCCTTAATTGTTTTAACATCAAATAGTTTTTGTAAACTAACCAGATACATACGAGATGCATTGTGGTCTCCACCACTAACTGATACTTTTCTTTCTAAAGAATCTATTATCTTTTTTAGATTCTCAGTTTTAAATACTAATGTAGCATACACATCTTCACCTACACACAGATTATGAAACCAGTAGTCAGCTTCAGTTGCATTAATACCTGATGGTTTACCATAGCATTGATATTCAATTGCAATGTTACCAGTTCTTTTCCAGACATCTCGTTCAGATTTAACTTCAATCTTTTTATCTTGTAACATTTCTTTTATCAAGTCTTCTCTAACTTTACCATAAGCAAGGTCAATGTCAAACTTCTTTCTGTCTTTTTTACTGGGTGTCAAATTCATCAGCACTCTCCTTAAAAGGGTTATCTATTTCTGACATTCTACCATTTTCAGAAGAATAAAGCAAGTAAGAAGCGACACCAGTTGTTCCTGCATATCTATTCTTTAACACTCTAATCGTAGAAGTATTCTTAGCTATCTCATCATCATCTTGTTGGTTTCTTTCCATACCTATAACTGCATCAGACAACTGAGCAATCGCATGTGAACCACGCAAGTGTGATAGAGATACTTGTTTACCTTCTTCATGACCTTTATCATTATCAAGTCTACGCAGGTGACAAGCAAGTAACATACCTATCTTTGTTTCATGACAAAGACTTCTTAGTTTAGTCATTAACATATCAATGGCTTTTCTTTCATTGCCATCATCTCTGCCTGAGATAATTAAACTTAAATGGTCTACAAATATCCATTTACAATCACAACCCCTAGCCATATATCGTATACGATTAATAACATCATCATCAGTCATTGAACCAAAGTGGTCAAATAAAACTAATCGTCTGTCACCTTTTAATTCATTAGACCATTTACGTAAGTCTTCAGGGTTTTGTTTTCTCCACTCTTCAGGTTTATGTAGTTCTTTATCAGCATGAATACCAACAAGACCTCTGAATGTTCTTTTCTTTTCTTCTTCAAGAAATAATAAACCAATCTTATCTTTAGTGCTTTTCCATATATGGTAAACAAACTCACGCAATAAACTTGATTTACCCATACCAGTGCCTGATGTAAGTGTAACCAACTCGCCTACTCTCATGCCATAAAGTTTTTTATTGATACCTTCAAATGGATATGAACAACTTTCAACATCATCTTCTACCCATAAGTCATCAACAATATCATCATATGTGATAATACCTGCAGGTGTAAATGGTTTAGCATCCCACCATGCACGAGTGAACTGTTCTCTCTTACCTGCTTTAAGATATTCATTTGCATCTTTTAAATCAAGAGATACAACTTTACATTTATTAGGTGAAAATATTTCAGCAACTCTGTTAGCAGATTCTTTTCCTATCTCATCATTATCAAAACAGATAATAATATTATCAAAGCTATCAAGATATTCAAAGTTTTGTTTACAGTCTCTAACTGCAGATGCAACTCCATTCTTAATAGACACAGTTGCCCAACGACTGCCCATCATTTGATAGACTGCCATTGCATCACACTCACCTTCAGTAATTGTAATGTATTTTTGTCCACCACCAAATAAGTTTTGACCAAACAGTTGAGACTCTCCAAAGTTTCCTTGGGCAGTAAACTCTTTTGGTAGTGTTCTAATTTTATTAGCCACATGCTTACCATGTGAATTATAGTATGGATATATATGTTTAGATACCATACCATTTTGTGATAATGTAGTTACTCCATATTTGTTTGCAGTTTCTTGCGTTATGTTTCTGTCTTGCAATGAGGTTGCTTGACCAACATACAAATCTGAATAACTATTTTGATTACTTGTCATAGGTATCACTTCTGCTTCTCCTTTCTCATAATAACCACAGTCAGGTGTAAAACAATGAGCATGACCATCACTATATCTTGCTAAGTTGTTTTTACTATTACATTTTGGACACGACTCGTGCCTTAAAAATTTACTTTCCATCTTCAACATTTAACCCCCTAGTGTATTTTTGGTTTATCTTCTTTCATTCTAATGGATTGAAATAGTGAGTCATCTTCAGTTGGTTCTTCACCTAAATCCATTGCTATTAATTCTTGAGCAGCATCATTTAATGCATTCTGCATTGTAAGAAATCCATAAAAATCTTTTTCAGCTTTCATAATAGCTGTCAATGATAATGCTCTAGCCATAAGATAAATAGTTTCAGGTGTATCTAATTCAGTTATTAAATCCATAACTTTATTGTGAAACTCTGTGACTATTTTTTCTTTTTGTTTATCAGTTAGTTTACCTTGCTCCATAAAGTTTCTCCATATCGTTTATAAAATTATTAATATCTTCAAGTGGTACTTTTTTTATATCACTTTCACCACTAGCAGTTAAAACAAAATCAACGACTGAAGTAGGCACATCATCATGTGTTTTATACATTATAATTATCTCCTTCCATAAAACCATCCATAGTCATTTGTTTAATTTTTTCTTCGTTAGTATGAATTATATTTATCATTTTGTCAAGATACCATTTAGCTTTTTGTAAATCTTCTAAAGGTTTTTCTTTATAATCATACCTCCACAAATATTTAATTGTATTTCCTTTTAAGTATCCCAAAAATTCTTTCTCTGACATTGAAGATTTAATCCCATCAATACACTCAACACCTTCTTTATTATAATGTCTTGGGTTGTTTACGTTATCGTATTTTTTTGTACGCATGTCCATAGTTTTTGTCCTTTCTTTTTTCAAAAAATATTTTTGGTTCATCACAAACAACTGCTTTTAGTTTGTAAGGTTTTTTAATTTTTGTAGATATTTGTTCAACAATATTAGTGCAACTTCTAACTGGTTTAGGTAAAACTTTTTGATAAAGTTTATTGTTAAACTCAATCCAGTATGTAACTAAAAATATATCAAACATATTATTTAATATCCTCTGGCACAATACATTGTTTTTGTTGCACTGGTATGTATTTATTGTCAAGGGGAACACCTTTAATTAGTTTTTGTCTTATCAAATGATACTCCCAACCAATACACATGTAGCCAGTTCTACTTAGCTTACTTCTATCAATACCTCTTTTAGCATACTCTTGTTCAGCTATTACACTAGCATTGTCACAGTTAGGTAACTCCTTAACAAATAGTTCTACATCACCAACTGGTGAAGCAAAAGTTAAATATAAAGCAAACAATTCTTTCATTATTTATCCAGTTCCTTTCTCACACATTTTTGTTTGTAATACACATTACCAAAGAGTGTGAGGCTTGGGTTCTGTGGTTCTGGTTTTTTCCTACCAACATACTCCCATACACAAGTCATAGTCTTATTATTGTTTGCACGTTGGTGAAAAAAGTCAATGTTATCAAGGGTATAGATGTTAAATACTAACCCAAGTATTAATGTTTCAACTCCCATTAAAATAATCTCCTAATAAAATATAATATTGTAAATAAAAATCCTCCCATTAAAAATGAGAATAGAATTTCTAATATAAACCACAATGCTTTGTCAATATTAATAGACATAAACAACTTGTGGTAGTGGTGTATAATCACTTCTTCTATCCACATGGATAAAAGTTCTTGCTACTCCTACAGTCCAACCTAAATCTATTGCTCTTTTAATTAAGTCTTTTCTAAAGACTGAATTAGGTATAGCAATGTCAACTGCACAAGTATCTGTACCCCATTTATCATTACCAATTTTGTGGAATGAGTTGGGACTTGCAGGATAACCACGACTTTTTAACCAGTCGTTGTGTTCTGCTGAACGACAACAAGAAGTTATCTGTAATGGTTGACCTACATTATCTCTTAAATTTATTAAACAATTTAAGAAACCTTCAGCTAAAATAATATCTTTAGATGTAGGACATTGTAATTCCTTTTCACTAAAGTATTTATTTTCGTAGTAGTTTATTCTTTGCATTATCTACCTCCTTTCTTAACTCTTTAATTCTTTTATAAGAATTATAAAGTTGTTTGTTTAATGTTTGTATTTCTTTTATGTATAAGTTTTCTTTTGTCATTGTTTTTGTGTTCCTTTCTAAATGACTTCTAAAAATATTATACACTTTTTGCTTTTCATATGTCAAATTAAAAATGCATTTGTCAAATTACTGACACATATTGTTGCATAATTACAACAACCTATCTTCCCCTCCAATCTCTTTTGTCACCTCTTGGTGTTGTTATTTGTCTTTCACACACATGATTACTGTGTGTAGTAATAACCATTTTTTCTTTGTCAGTACAAGTATAATAACATTTAACAGAGTCATCACCAAAGAATGGTTCAACTCTTTTTTCTTTTGTTAATCTACAAGTCACAAAGTATTGGTTTCTTTGGTCATAAAGTTTACCTTTACCACTCCATTCATAACTCCAACTCTTAGCTTCAGCAGTTAAAACTAAATAAATTATAGTTATAAGTGCCACATAACCTATGAATAATTCGTAATCAGGTTTCTTCATCATCATACATCTCCATATAGTCTTTTATTTCTTCTCGTGTCAAAAGATTGACAAGTATTGGTGTGTCTTCACCTATGTATGCACCTTCAATGTTGAAGTCTATAAATTCTTTAGCTTCATCATAAGACATATCGTCCCTTTTAACCAGTTTGGTTATCATTCTGTGCTTATCATAGATAAATACATCCAACATGCCACTGCGTGTACCTACACCTATGATACAGTCATCATAATCGTCCCATATTTTCATTAGCAATTCTCCTCTTCTACATTAATATCAATTCTATCGTTCATAGAGTTATCAACATTTATGAGATGAAATATATTATCATCTTTAAAAGCATAGACATATAAATCTGGGTTACACTTTTGTAATTGTTCTATAAGTTCTTTTACTTTCATTACTCACTCCTTTCTTTTATTGCAAGTTCGTGAAGCCACCCATCACCTCCAAAGGGAAAAGCTATAAACATTCTCTTTAGAAATAATGCTTCCTGTACTGATATATGATAAGTTTCTACGACACTAATATCTCTATAGTCATCTTGTTCACCACCATTGTCATCAGGTAGAGAATCAGGAAACATATCACTGATTAGTTCTTTATCATCTTTCACATCAGCATCATCTTGATGTATAAGATAGTCATAATACTCATTGAAACCATCAATGATTTTATATTGTACTAATACTGGCATTAGTTACTCCTTTCTTTCTAAATGAAAATCAAGTATCTCACATACTTTATCTACAGTTTCACACCATATGTCTTCGTACTTTTCTTTAGTTATCCAGTTACCATTGTCTTCATCTATTTCATAAGGTGACTCATTAAAAACATCATCTATATGTTTATCAAACATAAGTGTGGCTAACTCACAGTACAAAGCTACATAGTCTTCAGATTTTATTATAGGTTTACTCATCATCTTCCTCCTTATCTAAATCAAACCTAATCCATATTGATGCACCTGCTTCATCACTGAAGTGTTCAACTTCTTCATAGTCAACTGGTGCATTTTCATCTAACCATTTAATAAATTCT